AAACCGGATTCCGCCCTGGTGTGGTATGAGGACTTCCGGGACTATGGCGTGCTGGAGACCAACTACTGGACGGCGCTGTCCGGCTCCTGGTCCGTGTGGCGGTCAGAGGAATATTCCACGGAGCGTGTGTACTCCCAGCTTGAGGGCAGCGGGCAGCTCGCATGGCAGTATGACGGCTTTACGGAGCTTCATCTGCGGGCAAGGCTGGCGTTCCCGTCAAACGGCAGCGGCAGGGCCGGGGTATTCTGCGGAAATTTATTCTGCTGCTTAAACTATGACTCACAGCGGGTAGAGCTGTATCAAGGCACAACGCTGCTTGGCAGCTACAGCCAGGAGATTGCAAGGACATCGGCGGCAAATCTGCGGGGCAACCCTACCATGTACACGGTGGAAATGCGTATTCGTGGGAACCGGGTGCGGGTGTATTCCGGTTCCTCCTATACCCTGCGCTTTACGGCAACGGTCAGCGGATTTACCGGGGGCTATGCCGGGTACCGGTCAGACAATACGACTGTCTGCGAGCTTCTGCGCCTGGGCGACACCTGGACCTACGAGCCGTATGAACGGTTTGACGTCACGATGCCGGATGGCAGCGTTCAAAGCTATGGCAGGATAGTCCGCACGGGCTGCATCTGGGATGAGGAGTTCCAGGTATTTACGCTGACTTCCGATGTGGAGGAATCGTCTACACGGAGCGAGGACATCTCCCTGGACTATGATTTCTTCCATTCCGGCCTGCTGGAGCTTTCATGCGGGAACGACTATACCGTTACGGTCATGCCGAAGGATATCAACATCTGGATTGCGAGGCTGTTTTTAGGGGATGCGGACGGGTTCTCCATCCTCTATTACCAGGATGTGGACTCCCTGGTCTATTGGGCGAATGAGGCGGCATACCGCTGGAAACTCCGGGGGATGTGTATGTGGTCTTTGGGGCAGGAGGATATG